GCTCTAGAGCGGTCAGTGTGGCCTAGCTGTTGGTCACTTAATCCCACACTCATACAGGCACCATGTTAAAATGGGAGAGCATAAGGAGAGGAACATGCAAATCATCCACAGGCGAAAGCCCGGGGATCCGTCCTTAAGGACGGTTAGAATAGGTCCAAAGCATAAAGCTTTGATAAACCAATTCTTCGACTGCAAAGTCGATAAACTATGCGCTACATGGAACAACCTGGTCAGTAAGTACTCAAGTACTAACGGGCCCGTTTGGACCTGCCAGCGCTTAAAGGACTACTACCAAGTTGGTGTCCACATTGCGTTGGATATCGACATACCTGTAGTTCCTTTTACAAGGAGCCACGAGGGTATTCCTGTTGACCTTGTCAATTTCGTTCCCTATCTCCGTTCATCTAACCTTTCGGAAAGAAGAGCGGCCTTAACGGTGCTTGCATCGTTTAGGCTAATCCACTCGAAAGCGGATAAGAATATAGAGACGATAACTGAGAAAGGTCCTCCTGGTATACTCTTCTATGATTACATAGCATACTTTACCGAGATTACGGAAAGGTATAAATCATTTCTGAAGCCACGTATCCGTGACCAAGGATTGTACACATCCGCCAAGCGGGGTCCTAATGGACACTGCTTGATGGATCTGGACAAAGACTTTGTCGCGGTACTGGAATCAGGTCTGATTAATACGATCAGAGCTTTCAACTCTGCTCTCCAAGAAGTCTTAATACCTGGTAAAGGTCGTGAGGTTAAAGTGGCAGAGGCATTCGCCCCTGAACACGATAACTTCGTGAACCCTGACCATTTATTAGAACTTCGAACGAGAATAGAGCGGAAAGAGGACTTATATCGAGCTATGGAGAACTTCATTGCATGGAGGGAAGAACTAGACCCAACATGCTACACCAATGTTCATACTTCCCGAATCGGGTTTATACCCGAAGGGGGATGTAAGACAAGGGTGTTTGCATGTGGGGACTGGTTCACCCAAGATGCTTTGAAGCCTCTTCATAGATCTTTATATGACCTCCTTTCCAAGCTCGACACTGATGGTACATCCTCCCATAATAGGATCGCACAATTGGTTAAAGAGATGACATCTAAAGGTAAGGAAGTTTGGTCTTTCGACCTAACTGCCTTCACCGATAGATATCCTATCTTTATCCAAGAGTACGTCCTAGGGATTTTGTACACA